ACAACCCAAACGATAACTGAGGTCGAGCAACGTCAGGTTTTCGGTGCTGCCGTAAATACATGGAGCGGTAGTAATATTACATCATCAGCTAGTGCTGGTATTGCCGGTGGAGACGCAGTATTTACTGTAACTGACAATACACTTCCTTGGAACTTAGAAGTTACAACTAGAGCTGCTGGCGTCGTAGAACAATGGGATACTACAAGAAACTATACAATAAACTCTACTACTACATCGCTGTCTGTCTTCTCACAGTAGGACCAGCATTTGCAGAGGGAGATACAAATAATAGCTCAAACCCTGTGGCAGCAGCTACAGGTAATGTGACAAACCAAGCCGTCCAGTTTCAGAACAACGGCTCGATGTCACGCCAAAACTACGGTCCTAGTATATCATGTAATGGATCTACTATGACATTTAGTCCATTCTATATGGGCAATCATACAAAACCTTGGGAAGTCGGAGAAGACTCAGGTATGGAGCCTAGTAGCTATACCTTATCTGAGAACTGGGGTTTCCAAGTTAACTTTATGGTTCC